GATCCTGACCAAATAGCCTCAGTAAGCGGCGGATACCGAGAACCGCACCGAGAATTAGGCGATGCGGGTCGAATGTTGTGGGACAGAGCCTTTTCAGTCGGCAAACCTTGGGTAGCCGAGACGGACACGGAGCTTTTATTGCTCACCTGCAAGCAACTAGATAGAAGTATTGAGCTTGAGCGACTTTGGAAAATTACCCCCGATGACTTTCACATGCATCGGCAACTACTCGAACTGGAGAAGGCACTCGTCATCAATCTCGGTTTGCTAGGCATGACGGTTGACGCAAGGGCCAAACTTGGCCTTGCCGAAATCAAAGCTCAGTCTGCTTACGAGAAGCTAATGTCTGAAAGGGTCTAATGACCTCACCTGCATGGCTTACACCCGTGCCTCAAGAAGCAATAGACCGAGGCGATGGGGATTTTCTCATTCGCTTCGCTGATGCCTTCGCCACAATCACCAAGGATTCAGTCGCCGGCAGGTCAGGAACCAAGCTAGTCCTGCGTGAATGGCAGAAAACCTTACTTAGACAAGTTTTCGCCAGAGATGAGGATGGCGGTCTCAGGCACCGCATCTCACTAATCGGCATGCCCCGTAAGTCAGGTAAGTCGGCCCTAGGTTCGGTCATCGCCGCCTTTGGCCTAATGGACATCAAGACCCAAGGTGCCGAGGTGTATTCGGTTGCTGCTGACCGCAATCAGGCCCGTATCGTCTTTGAAGATACAAAACGCATGATTCAGAACTCAGAACTCAGTGAGCATGTCAAGGTTTACCGAGATGCCATCTTGGTTCCAGCCACGAACAATGTCTACCGAGTGCTATCAGCCGATGCCCCAAGGCACGAAGGTCTCAGTCCGACTATGGTTCTATTCGATGAGCTTCACGCCCAGCCCAACCGATCACTGTTCGATGTTATGTCGCTGGCCCAAGGAGCTCGTGGTAAGGCATCAACGCTCATCGCCATCACAACAGCAGGTGTCAAAACAGAGGCAGCATCCGGTAAAGACACGATTGCCTATGAGCTTTATCAGCGAGGTCAAAAAATTGCTCGAGGCGAGATAGACGACCCAACCTTCTTCATGGCTTGGTGGGAAGCACCAGCCGAGGCAGATCACCGACTAGAAGAGACTTGGAAGGCTGCTAACCCAGGTTTTGACGACATTTGTGCTAAATCCGACTTTGAAAGTGCCGTTCTGAGAACACCAGAGGCAGAATTTCGGACTAAACGCTGTAATCAGTGGGTTTCAACGCAATCTGCATGGCTTCCGACAGGTTCTTGGGAGAAATTAGCCGAAGATTTCGAGATTTCGGTTGATGAGGACTATGTTTTGGGCTTTGACGGCTCTTATGCATCAGATTCCACCGCTTTATGCGTTTGCACCATCCCAAAAGACGGCGAAAAGCCAAAAGTGAAGCTAATTCGCACTTGGGAAAAGAATTTCGGTGTAGATGACGATTCTTGGCGGGTTCCAATGGAAGAAGTCAAGCAAACAATCATTGATTACACCCAGAAATACCCAAAAGTCCGTGAAATAGCCTGTGACCCCTACCGTTGGGCATCAATGATGCAAGAACTTGACGAGCTAGGGCTTCCGATTGTCGAATACAAGACAAACTTGCTAAATCTTATGATTCCAGCAACTCAAAAAGTGTTCGATGCTGTGATGGAACAGACTTTCATGCACGATGGCAACCCAGCTCTGGCTCGGCACATTGACAACTGCGTCATCAAGATGGATCACCGAGGACAGAGAGTGACAAAAGAGAGCAGTAACTCAAAGAAGAAGATTGACAACGCTATCGCCTTCATTATTGCCTACGACAGAGCAACTGTAGGTAGAATGGAAGAGGTAGTGCCACAAGTATTTGTATAGGCGGTTATTTTGGCAACAGTTTTACAAATCGCAGGAGCCGCACTGGTAACAATAGGCGTAAGCGTTATTTTCCTGCCAGCGGGACTAATCGTAGGCGGTATTGCCACTTTAGTATTCGGTTTAGCGATGGAGCGAGTAAGTGCTTAGTAGATTATTTGAAAAACGAGCAATCTCGTTTCAAACCATCTGGGGATCTGGTGACTTCCTAGAAACTCAGAGCAACGCTGGGGTCAGGATTGATTCTGGCACTGCTTTGCATGTCAATCCAGTCTTTTCCGCTGTCTCACTCATCAGCGACACAATCTCGACACTACCCGTAGATGCTTACATCCGCAGAGACGGTGCTCGCTTTGCTTTCCGCCCAAGACCATCATGGATTACTAAGCCAGATGTTGACACAACCAAGGAAGCCTTCTACGGCTCAATCATTGTCTCGCTCTTGCTAGACGGCAATGCATTTATTCGGTTGTATTCAAATCAGTCGGGCGAAATTGTCAACATGACAGTTCTAAACCCGATGGATGTTGAAATCAAACGCAATGGCATCGGTCAGGTCGGCTTTGTCATCAAAGAAGAGAAGAGAATGCTCTCTTCAGACGAGATTGTCTTTATTCCCGATGTAGTTCGCCCAGGACACATCCGTGGAGTGTCAAGAGTAGAAGCATTGAAGGAAAACTTCGGCTTAGCTAAGGCACTAGAAAACTATGCAGCTAAATTCTTCGGTTCAGGCACTCAGACCTCTGGTGTCATCGAGATTGACGGCAACTTATCGGCAGATCAAGCCAAGGTCATGCAAGAAGCATTCGATTCACGCCACAAGGGGTGGGCAAAGGCACACAAGACAGCAATCCTGTCGGGCGGAGCGAAATACAAGCCAACTAATGTGCCAAACGACCAAGCTCAGTTCCTAGACAGCCGCAGAATGGCTGTTGAAGATGTTGCTCGTGCTTTCAACATTCCACCACACCTACTTGGACTACCAGGCACTAACTCTTACGCATCAGTCGAACAGAACAACCTTGCTTGGGTAACTCACTGCCTCCGACCAATCGTTCAGAAGATTGAGGGTGCACTATCACCGCTAATGGCTCGCTACCCAGGTGGAGAGAACGCATTTATTCGGTTCAACCTTGATGGCCTACTTCGTGCAGACATCAACTCAAGAATGGCTGCCTTCTCGACTGGTCTACAAGCTGGCTTCTTGACAATCAACGATGTGAGACGACTTGAGGACTTGACACCAATCATGGATCCGTCAGCCGACACTGTTCGTGTGCCTCTGGCTAATGTCAACATTGATGCTGCTGACCTATCTGCTCAGACAGAGCGAGTAGACATGGCTCAGAGATTGATTCAGGTTGGATTCGACCCAGTAGACGCTCTTGAGAAACTCGGTCTACCTGCTATTGACCACACTGGCGTTCCAAGCGTTCAGTTGCAGAATGCCGGTCAGTCACAAGACCCAGCAGCTGTCAAAGAAACTTACGGGGTAGAAGATGGCAATTAGCAATGGCATAACTTCAGTTGGAACCGTGGCCACTGCTATTGATGGTGTATGGACTAATCCATCAATAATTACCATTCACAATAACGACAACACCGCTGAGGTTTATCTTGGTGGAAGTGATGTAACAACAAGCACTGGGCTACAACTTGTAAGGCTTGAGAGCTATCAATTTCAATTACAACCCCTAGAACAAATCTATTGTGTAAGCACTAAAAACGGACACAATGTTAGTTGGATGAGGCAGACAATCTAATGATTAACCCAGGCAGATACAACATCACGGCATACCAAGGTGCAACATACAACCTAAACCTGACTTGGACTATCGGCGGTTCGGCTGTCAATCTGACAAACTACACGGCTGCTATGCAGGTTCGCACTACTCCAGCAGCAACCGCAACTATCTTTAGCCTGACCAACGGCACTGGCATCACACTCGGTGGAACTGCCGGCACAATCGCCGTGACAATCGGTGCAACTGCTATGGGTGCAGCAGAAGCAGGGCAGTATGTTTACGATCTAGAGCTAAACTCTGGTTCAACTGTTACAAGACTTATTCAGGGAACTTTCCAAATCCAAGCTGAGGTCACTCGGTAATGTCAGCCTCTGTCCTAGAGATTACTGAAACAAACACACTTGTTTCGGTTCAAAATTCGGTTGTAAATGTTGGTGTAACTGAAACCAACACAACCGTTACTTTAGGCAACTCTGGCCCACAGGGTATTCAAGGTATTCAGGGAGCAGTTGGCCCCGCAAACACACTCAGCATTGGCACGGTTACCGCAAGTGAACCAGGCGGGACTGCATCAGCAACACTTACTGGCACTGCACCTAATCAAACTTTGAGTTTAGTTATTCCAAGAGGATTGCAAGGAACGCAGGGAATACAAGGTCTTACTGGAACAACAGGTGCCACTGGTGCAACTGGCCCACAAGGCCCAAAGGGCGACACTGGCGACCAAGGCCCACAAGGAATCCAAGGTGCAACTGGCCCACAGGGTGCTAAAGGCGACAAGGGTGATAAGGGCGACACTGGTAACACTGGCCTAACTGGGGCAACCGGAGCAACAGGTGCAACTGGGCCACAGGGCCCACAAGGGGAAACAGGCCCACAAGGAGCAACTGGCCTACAGGGTGCAACAGGAGCCCAAGGCCCTAAAGGGGACACTGGCGATCAGGGGCCTCAAGGTATTCAGGGTTTGACTGGAGCTACGGGAGCTACTGGCCCAACTGGTGCTACGGGGCCTCAAGGCCCAACAGGTGCTACAGGTGCTACAGGCCCCCAAGGGCCCGCTGGTGTAGTCGCTGCTACTTCTCCGATAACTTACAACTCGGGAACTCAAACTGTCGGTATTGATGTCAACGCCGCAGGTATAACTATCAATGGAACAGCCGTAGCACTAGGTGGAACGGTTACCATACAAGCGAGGTTGGGATAATGCCGTATTACATAACTGATAAATCTTCAGAATGCTCAAGTTGGGCAGTAGTCAAAGAAGATGGCGAAGTCATGGCTTGCCACAACACCAAGGCTGAGGCTCAAGCCCAGATGGTAGCTATCTCATTGTCAGAGGG